GTTTGTGCAACAACAAGATGTTTATACTTTAGGAGGTAACATATATGAAATTGGTTCAGTTGTTGAATTTATAGGAATATTATTAACATATAGTGATTGTATTATGTATTTTACTCCTAGAAAAAATATAATTATAGAATCAAGTACAGGACACTCAACAGATTATATATTTGATCAAAGTAGTACAATAAACGGGTGTAATATAAAAGCTTCAGAATCTAATGACTTAAAACTAGTAACACAAGTTATACTTACAGGTAGAGGTAATTTATCAGTAGATCGTAAAGTTACACCCCCTGACGGTATTCAACGTACATTAAGACGTAATGTTAGACAGTTAGGTGGTGGTATAAGTAACTTTGATTTATACGAGTTGGCACAAAAAAGTTTACAAGATTTGTCCGGTCAGTATGGTAATAAATATGGTGTACCATATCCAAAATATGTTGTAAAATCAATGACTCCAATTCACCATACTAGATACAACCAAACGGTAACAATTAAACGTAAAAATGGAAATAATTCTAATATAACAGGAGTAACTGATAAAGATATAAATGAAGTATTAAAAGTAAGACAGATTGAATGGAATTACCTAAGTGGTAAAACTATAATAAACGTAGGAGAAAATGATGTTGATTTCTTTGATACAACCGTACAAGAAACTAGAACAACAGAAGAACTTGTAGATACTACTCTTTAATTTTTATTAACTCTTTTCTAAATTTTGCCCATTCAACCATATTAGGAACTCTAAGGTTTTCTTCTATTTTTGCTAGTAATTCATTTGTTTTAATTAGATTTTCATTTACTTCATCTAGTTTATCTTCTACAATCTTAAACATATAAATAGTTGATCCTCTACTAATAAATAAATGTTTAGTCATGTGAAACATAAAATTGATAGACCGTTTGTGGAAACAGCACACACAGAAGAAGGTCATTTTTATAAAACAGAATCGGGTAAAACTTATCCAAGTATAACAACAGTATTTAGATTATTAGATGATAAAAAATGGTATCCATTTTGGGTGGCTAAAGTTGCAAGAGATGAGGGTATAAATGAAGCACAAGCAGAAATAAGGTGCAAAGAAATTGGGGGTAACAGTATGGAAATGGGAAACATAGTTCACAAACTTGCAGAAGAATATCTAAGTAATACAACTGTTAATGAACCAAGTTCCAAGATAGAAGAAATAGATCCAATGGATTTGTTTATACCATTATCATTACATCTAATGGAACACGTTGATAATGTTCATGGTTTAGAAATTCCATTGTATAGTGATGATTTAGAACTTGCGGGAACTGCCGACTGTATAGCAGAATATGACGGTGTACTAAGTATAGTTGATTTTAAAAACAGTAGAAAACCAAAGACAAAATCACAATGTAAAAGTAAAAATTATTTCATTCAACTATGTGCATACAGTAAGATGTGGGAGTTTTGTACAGGTCAAAAAATAGATCAAGGTGTTATATTGGTTATATCATGGGATGGAGTAGTTAAACCATTTAAAATTAAAATAGAAGATTATGAAGAAGACTTTTACAAAGCCCTTGTAAAAATAGAACAAAAACAAGCCTTAAATACTATTTAAAAAAGTATATATATGGTCAAATTAATCGAGAAAAAAGACTATATAACGGGGGAAAAAGAGTTGGTTATTGATAAAAGAACACTACCAAAAAAAGTACCTGCTAATGTTAAAAACTTAAACTATGCTAGAAACTTACCCCCAGAGTGTAACGGGTGTTCATTTAGACCACAAGAGTTAGGCGGTAACGGTATATGTCCAAAATTTGAAGCAGATTCATTATGTGTAATTAGAAAAGATATTGCTAAATTAATTGATAGTACAGGCGGTAGAACACTTGATTTGATGGAAGCAGAATTTCATAACAACTTTGAAAAACTTGTGTTCTTTGAAAATATGGAAGATCAAAATAGTGAACTTAATCCTGAAGTTACCAAGCGTATAAACTCACTTACAAATTTGGGTAAGGTAATTAATGAGATTAAAACAAAAAGAGAAACAGTAGAAATAACACAAACAGAAACATTAAGTGATGACCAAAAACATGAGATAGCAAAAACAGTTAAACTAAGTAGGGAACTACTAGATGAGTCTTAGAAAGTTACCCCCCGTAGAGTATATAAAAGATCCCGTAGAGTATGCAAAGACACTTGTAAAGTCATTTAAAAACTGTTCATACTTTGTAGATAAATTTTTAGGCTTTGATGTATTTGAATATAACAAAGCATTTTTAGATTGTTATGACAGATTCATTGTATATAGAACGGGTAGACAGGTGGGTAAATCAACCAATGCAGGACTTAAGGCAATACACTTTGCATACTTTGCACCACTATTTGCAAGTAACATAGACACGGGGGTAGCTAATGTTGTAATCGCTTCACTATCAAAAGATCAAGCACATTTAATTTTATCCAAGATTAGTGATTTTCTTCACATGAGTCCTACACTTAGTAAAAAAATAATAAGAGAAATTAAAACAGAAATTACACTTGAATGGTATGATGGAACTGGAAAGACCAATTTTATTGTAAGACCGATAGGAGATACAGGAGATTCACTTAGAGGATTTACAGTACACTATGCAATACTGGATGAGGCAGCTTATATTCCTCAAGTAGTCTTTGATGCCTTTTTGCCTAGTACGGTTACAACAAAACCACACATACTTTTAACAAGTACACCAAAAGGAAAGTCAGGACAGTTTTTTAAATCATGTATGGACTCTCATACATTATATGAGCATGGTAAACCTAAACCAATAGAAGGGCATGAAGACAAACAAAAATATCCGTGGACACAATTTCATGTAACAACATTTGATAACCCACTTGCCGCTAGTGATCCACAGGTTCTTAAACTTATTAAAGGCACTACAAAAGCTGCTGAAAGACAGGAAATATATGGGGAATTTCTTGATGGTGGTAATAGTCTTATACCTTATAATTTATTACAAGAAGCACTTACTCCTATTGAAAGACCAAAGTTTGAATATTATGATGCAGGAGTTGATACAAGTGGTAAAGGTGCAGATGAAACTGTGATCGTTATTGCGGGTGTAAGAGAAGGTGTGATGTACCCTGTAGAAATATATACTGAACTAACAACAGAACAACCTAAACTTGCTAGAAAGATTTCAGAATATAACAGGATATATGGATTAAGAAGAATATATATCGATGAAACGGGAATGGGTGATACATTAATGGACTTGTGCAGGGAGGTAGATCCTGATATGAATCTATATGGAATCAATTTTAAATCTGATAAAATCAATTTATATATTAATTTAGAACGATTATTTGAAGAATTAAACCCAAAAGGTTCGGGAAGATTGATTAATATTTCATTATTGGAAGACTATAGCAGGGATAAACTAGTGGAACAGTTGTCATATATGTATTGGGATCATGGTAAATTCAAGGATCAACAACCAAAAGTCCGTAGTGAACACGCTGATGATTACAGCGACAGTATGGCGTTAGTAGCGTTTGGACAACAAAAGGTTGATTTTATAAGAGATATACCTGATCTTTGGAGTCCTGAAAGTACAGGAGAATACATAGGTTGGTAGAATAAGACAACTTTAAATACCTACTATATATAATTTAAATATGCCATCTAACCCATCTAAATTAGATACAGATAAAGATGCTGAAGAATGGATAACAGTAGGCGGTAAAAAGATGCGTATAGATGCAGGGGAAGATAAAGAAGATCTAACTAGAGCAAAAATGCCTAGTGCAAGGGGTGAAAAACAGGCTAATACAAAAGAAGCACAAAAAGTATATAAAAAGAGACTTGAATTAATAAAGTCAATATTTAAAACAAGAGATGAAGTAGTTTTTGCAGAATATAACAAGTCAGGCGTTGTAGCAGGATTAAATGGAGATAAACTGAATATAATGTCAGAAGGCAGAATATATCCAGTTCACAAAAATAATGTATTTAAAAAATCAGAACTTTTAGGTGATAGACATTGGGATACAATGACCAATGTAAGCAGAGTACAAATTTTAAAATCTTCCAACTTACCAACATTTTATAACAAACAAAATTGGGGAAATATTTCTATGGAAATACGAGAAGCATTATTAAAAAACGCAAGTCCAGCTGGTACAACCACAAGTGATGCTGGTATTCATAACCCAATATATAATCCAATAAATGAAGAAAAGTCAGTTTCAAATACAATAGATGATGAGATTAAAAGACAAGAAAATTCTCCCAATCACGAAGAATATGAAAATGGGAAAGATGGGAAAAAAGATAAATCCGTAGATAAAGATTCTTTCTGATAAAATGAAAAGGCGTGAAAAAGTATTACGTTGTAAATGCCCATGTAATAGAGAACTGCCTTCAAGATATAAAGGAAGACAAAAAATATTTTATGACTCCCCCGTATGCAGAAAAATTTGGCATAGTTTTACAGAGGAAGAACAACAAGCACGTTTAAAAGAAATGGAAGGATCAACTTCATAAAAAAAAGGAGTTATCCTTTAGTTGCGTATGTACTTTTTGGTTCACAATTAACTGCGTGGTTGACTTCGTATTCTTTTAATATTCTTTCAAGAACAACCTGATCACTTTCATAGCCTTTCCTTTTAATGTCAGGTTGTGCATATTTACGCAATCTCAATTTTTGTGATTTTAGTATGCTAATAGGAGTTGTTACTCTATTAGGATTTGCTGGTCGTGCCATATAAAATATTATAATATCATTACATATATAAGTCTTTGGAAACCACAAATTATAACAAAGGTTTATATTATAGATTAATAATAATACCTTTATGTCGGATTTCAACAAATTTGGACAAAAATCAGGAGATTCCATAAATCTATCTGAAATCGGTGATAAAGTATTCACCATAACCGCAGTTGAGGACTCACCATACACAAAAGATGGCGAAGAAACTCCGGGAGTAAAGATTTCAACATCTGAAAAATGGGAAAAGGAAGATGGTACAAAAGTATCTAAAATCCATACAACCAGAAGGGCAATAGTTAGTAAGCTCGTAGATGAAGATTTAAGGAAAGCACTTGCAAACGGTGAAACGTTTAAAGTGAAATGTCCTGCGGAAAAGGTCAAATCCAAAAAAGGTGGTATGCCCTATTTCGATCTCGTAGCTGCTGAATAGGCACTACAACCCTTCTTTTTTTATTTCCATACATTTATATTATAGATTAGTAAATGTATCACATGACCAATGAAGCTATGGTTGACATAATGAAAACTCTGAAAACACAATGGGGATTTCTCAAAGATGAGAGCAAAGCCAAAATTGATAGAAGACAAGCCTGTAAGCGAATCATAGAACTATCAGAAGAAGCAAAAAAACTTGATCCTAAATTTGAGATTATTGATATGAACAATACTCAGTATGCAGATTTTGTACCTACCACATATAAAGTACAAAGTAATGTAAATTGGGGAAAAGAAGTTATTGCTACTGAAGCAGAACAAAGATCTTTAGACAAATTAGAAAGATTAGAAACATTAGCAGTTCAATCAATCAGAAAGAAATTACCTAATGAATCAGATGACTCACAAAAATTTGGAATGATTGTATCTGCTTATACAGATAAACTTATAAGAATATACACATTCCAAAATTCTTAATTTTTCCTAAAGTTTATATTCAACTAATTATTGTAATAATAGATAATGATAAGCAAAAAAATTACAATTAACCTAGAAAAAAAAGATGATATATTTCACTTAGAACCGCTGTCAGATATTCATGTTGGACACATGGGGTTTAACAAAGAACTATATAAAAAAAGAATAAGAGCAATTACCAATAATGATAATAGATACACTTTATTTTTGGGAGATCAGTTTGATGCAATTACCACATACGATAAAAGATTTAATCCTGACATGAGTTTAATTCACGATGTAGATAATCAAAGAGAACTATGGCAAAAACTTTCAAACCCATTACTAAAAGAACATATATCAAGATTAACAGAATATCAAGGTGAAGAAGAAGTTTGGGATGAACAAGCAAGAAAATCAGTTTATGAACCAAAGAAGATGTGGAAAGTTAAAAAAGGAATGAATGAAAAAGTTTGGGGGTTGCTACATGGAAATCACGAATACCATATAAGAGAAGCAACAAGAGCATATTTAGAAAATACAATGTGTACTCCTAACGGACTTACATTTTTGGGAAGTCGAGCAGTTATAGGATTAGAAGTAAAATATAACGGTAAGGTATTAAATCAATGGTTAATTTCTGCAATTCACGGAAGTGGTGGTGGTAAACCAGAACCACAAATGGAAAAACAACGTAGAAATCATTACATGGATGTATTCATTTCTGGGCACTTGCATCAAAAAAGATACACACCAACAGGTGCAGTAGGATTTGATTTCAAGAAAGGACTTGCAACAAAGATAGGAGTTCATTCCATAAATGCGGGAACTTTTTGTGATTCATTAATAGAAGGAAAAGATGGATATATGGACAGAAAAGCAGAAGCAGAACATACCATGTTAGGAACTGCAACCTTAACATTCAACGCAGAACAGGATAAAATAACAGGTCACGTTTAGTTTGGGTGAAATAATTAAAAATGAACCAAGAGTAATTAACGATTTTAATGTAAGAGGTAAGGAAACTCCATTAACGAATAAAATAAGGCAGTTTGTTATAGAAAACCCCAACTGCACAGTAGCCGATATATGCAAGAGTATGAATTGGAAAGACGATTCCGCTGTCAGAAAATCAATCAGAAAAATGGTTGAAGGGCATAAAATAATACAAAGATTTAATATAACGTAATATTATATAAAATATAATGAAATTTCCTCAAAATGCCTCTAAACAGGCACTAATTTGGTTTAATAGATCCTTTGTATATTTCCATTTGTGTAGAAATACGGGTAACTTTTGTAATGAATTTAACTGGATAAAAAGGGAATTAGGTTTGATGAATCGACTAAAACTCACTCCTAAGCAGGATAATATTTAAATACTAATAAATAGTTAGACTTAACATGGCAATAGCTGCTTCTGATATTAAACTTAGAATTTCTGGTTCAAGTGCTTCAGCAACAGATCCAAACGGTTCTTATGGTGGTGCTATGAGTACAGTTTCAGGCGGTATTATTACTACTAATGTTCTTAATAACGACATGGATGATATTACTTCAGCAGAAGCATCATCTGGTATTACTATATATCACAACTATTATTACAAAAATGAACACGCAACACTCACATATATTTCTCCTAAATTTTACATTGACACACAAACAAACTCTGGTGATACCAGCGTTGCTATGGCTCTAGTAACAGAAGCCAAAAACGTTGCAACTACCCGACTAACAAATGAAGAAACAGTACCCGCTACTGTAACATTTACTACTCCTGCAAATTATGCAGGTGGACTTGCAATCGGTAGTTTAGATGCAGGTGATTATAGAGGAATTTGGGTAAAATATATTGTCGGTTCAAGTGCTTCAGCAGTATTAGATGCTTACACATTAGGAATACAAGGGGATAGTAACCCATAGTCATGCCTTCTTTTACTAAAGATACTTCAAAAGATGTACTTAAAAAACAAGCAGAAGAAGATGTTGCTAGAATTAAAAAGACAACACAATATGATGGCGATGGTAGATCATATACATGGAATGACTCTATAGGATTTTTTGAAAGTGAAGCAGATGATGCAGGTAAAAAATGGGTTAAAGGAATTGACTCAAGCGTTCCGGGATATTGGTTTACTTGCCCAGATATAGTGGGTTCAAATAGCAAGGGATACGACATTGTGTGTGCAACACCACATTTCGTTTTCATATATCAAGATGGTGAGAAACTGACTTGCAGAAAATGTAATAAAGAAAGCACCATAAAACTCGTATTACCAAAGGAGTGATATATATGACCTGCGGGGGTAATTATTAATGACTGATCTAACAGCACTAACAGAAATTATAGCACCAACAACAGATGATCTAGTTTATGTTGTAGATGATCCTGCAAGTGGAAAAAATCCTAAAAAATGTAGTATAGCAAACTTGGTAGATGCAAGAACAAAAACTTTAACAAATACAACTATCGATGCTGATGGCACAGGTAACAGTATAACAAATATTGAAAATGCAGATATTAAATCAAGTGCAGCTATTGCATATTCAAAATTAAACCTTACAGGTAATGTAGCAGATGGCGATCTTGCAGGTTCTATAGCACAATCTAAAATTACAAACTTATCAACAGATTTATCAGGTAAATCACCAACAGCAGGAAATTCATCATTAACAACAGTTGGAGCAATCGGAACAGGAACTTGGGAATCAACCGATGTAGCAGTAGCACATGGAGGTACAGGATCATCAACTGCAAGTGCAGCTAGAACAGCATTAGGTGTAGCAATAGGTTCTGACGTTCAGGCTTTTAATTCAGCAACAGCATTAACAACAAATACATTAAATGACTTTGCAGTACCTACAGCATCATTAGCATTAGGAACTCAAAAAATTACAGGTTTAGTAGCTGGTGTAGCAGATTCAGATGCCGCAAACAAAGGTCAAGTAGATGCCGCACAAGCAGGACTAGATGCAAAATCAGCTTGTAGAGTAGCCACAACTGCTGATGTAACAACATGGGTTTATAACAACGTTGCAAAAACATTAACAGCTGCTGGAAACGGGATAGTAACAATAGATAGTATTCCACTTCTTATAAATGATAGAATACTTGTTAAAGATCAATCCCCAGCAAATGAAAATGGTCTTTATTCTGTAACAACTGTTGGTACAGCAAGTGCAACTCAAGTATTAACACGAACAACAGATGCAGATGAAGATGATGAAGTAACTTCAGGTTTATACACATTTATTACAGAAGGTACAGATAATGGAAGTACAGGATTTGTATTAGTAACATCAGATCCAATTACAGTAGGAACTACATTATTATCTTTCTCACAATTTTCAGGACTTGCACAACTTATTGGTGGAACAGCAATTACAAAAACTGGAAATACAATAAATGCTGATGTTGGTATTGCTAACGATGAATTACCACAATTTACAACAGGTGCAGTAGATGATGATTTCCTAAGAATAGCTGGAACAAGAATTGAAGGATTAAATGCAAGTGAAGTATTAACAGCTATTGGTGCAAGTCCAACAGCAGGAAATTCATCATTAACTACAGTTGGAGCATTGTCTACAGGTGGAACTATTGTAAGTGGATTTGGAAATATAGATAACGGTACATCAACAATTTCAACAGGTCAAGTTGATATTGTAGCAGAAGGAGATTTAAGATTACAAGATGCAACAGGTGGGCAATTTGTAGCAGTAGAAGCACCTGCAACAGTAACAACTTATACAGTAAAATTACCAGCCGCAATCGGAGCAGCTGGAGAAGCATTAAAAGTTACAAGTGTAGCTGGTACAACTCAAACTATGGAATGGGGAACAGCAGGTGGACTTGGCGATGAACTTACAACTAAATTACAAGCAGTTGGTTATTCAGCAGCTAACCAAAGTCCAGCAACAGAAGGCACATCGGCAGTATCATTTTTCGTTAAAACCATAGATTCTAATAATCAGGGAGTTTATGTAAGAATTAAGAAAAATAACGCATATACGGATGTGCAGATTGCATAGGTGGAATGATTGATTCATGGCTATAACTTATCACGCAGGTAGAAGGATACAAGGATTAGAAGCCGATGTAACATTAATTCAAGGTTATGCTGGTGGAGAGACACCTAATCCAACAGGTACAGGTTCAGGTGCAGGTGGTGGAGGAGCTGGTGGAATAGGTGCAACACCTACTGGAAATGTGGGTGGTGCTGGTGGAATTGGATTATCATCTTCAATAACTGGCTCTGCTGTAACTAGAGCTGGTGGTGGAGGAGGTGGTGGAAATACAGGTTCAGGTGCAGGAGGTTCTGGTATCGGTGGTTCTGGTGGTAATCCCGGAGGTAATGCCACAGGTTACGGTTCTGGTGGAGGAGGCGGATCTAATCCGGGCAACGGAGGTTCAGGTAGTGACGGAATTGTTATTATAAGATTTACAACAAGTGGAAACGGATATTCTCAAGCAGGTGGAACAGTAGATACATCAGTATCAGGTCAAACAATAATTTCATGGACAGCAACATCAGGTACAAGAACATTCACACCAACATCAACATTTAACGTACAATATTTAATTCTAGCAGGTGGAGGTGGAGGAGCTTCTTATTATTGGGCAGGTGGTGGTGGAGCAGGTGGATATAGAACTGCAACAGATAAAGAAGTAACAGCACAAGCATATACTATCGTAGTAGGAGCTGGTGGAGCAGTTCAATCAACACAGCATACAGCAGGTAACAATGGCTCTGATTCATCTGCTTTAGGTCTTACCTCTATCGGAGGCGGTGGTGGAGGAACAAACGCTGCAAGTGGAAATAATGGAGGTTCTGGTGGAGGCTGTGGAGGTGGTGGAGGTTCAATATCTGGTGGAACAGGTACATTAACTGATTTAAAACCAACTGATGTCCAAGTAGGAAGTAGATTTGAAGAAACAGATACTAGAAAGATGTATCATTATGAATCTGAATTATCGTTAACAGGATTAAAAGCCCATTATGATTTTTCACAAACAAGTGGGAATTTACTTAATGTTGCAACAAATTCTGATTCACTTGGTTCATCAGGAGATTTAACAGCAACAGGAACTATAACAAAAACAGCAGGAGCATGGTATTTCAATGGTGGTTCAGCACAAAATACTACAAATGCTTTACCAAGTACATTCACAGCATTTACAATGAATATGTGGATAAAACCTGTATCAAGTACAACATCTGGATATTCTATGGTATTATCAGCAGTAGATGGAAACAGTAATAATTTCTCTACAATTAATGGAACAGGATCAGGTGGAAAATGGCAACCAACAGTAGGAGCTTATGCAGGAACAGAATCATTAATAGTTACATCAGGTAGTCAAAACACATCAGATTATCAAATGGTTACATTAGTTTTCGATGGTTCTTTAAGTGGAACTGCAAGGGCTAAAGGATATTATAATGGTGTCATAGATGGAACACCTACTGCTACACCTGTATCTAGTGCAACAGCAAATTCAAAAATATGTATAGCAATTCAAGGTAATTCAGGTCAAACACCAATTTTTATCGCTAGATACAAAGACGTTAGTGTATGGGATAGAGCATTAACAGGAAGTGAAATAACTCAATTATATAATAGTGGAACACCTATTGCACCAAAAGATATTCTTGGTTGGAAGGAGCTTGGAACATGACCATAGAATACAAAGATAGTAAACGAATTGTAGTATTAGAAGCCGATAGAACATTAATTCAAGGTTATGCAGGAGGTGATTCTGGCACAGGTGATGGTGGTG